CGTTGCTGGACATGCCGATCTGGCTCGTCATCGTCCTTGCCCTGGTGGGCGGGGTGTCCGGCGAAATGTGGCGCGCCGACAAGGACGGCGCTCGCGGCTGGTCACTGCTGCGACGCCTGGCCTTGCGTTCCGGGGCCTGTATGGTCTGCGGGGTCTCGGCCATCATGCTGCTGTACGCCGCCGGCATGTCGATCTGGGCGGCGGGGGCGTTTGGCTGCCTGACAGCGATGGCCGGGGCCGACGTGTCCATCGGGCTTTATGAGCGTTGGGCGGCAAAGCGGATTGGCGTTTGCGATGTGCCGCCGCGCGACACCGGCCAGGATCACTGAAAACCACGCGTCGATAACCCAAGCCCAATGGATTGGCGAACAGCGGTGCCGACCGGCATCCGACCCGCAAGGATGCGGGTTTCCCACGGCCAGGACCGTTCACTCTGACCCGCCTTCAGCGGGTTTTTTAATGTCTGGTGAAAACCCATGAAGATCACTCCACTGATTTCGCAACTGCGTGAGCAATGCCCAACCCTTGCCGATCGTGTGGCAGGTGGCATCGACCTCTCCTCGTTGCAGGCGGACACGCCGCTGCAAACACCCTGTGCCTTCGTCGTACCGAGCGCCGACCTTGCGGGCAAAAGCGTCGCGCAAAACCTGCTCCGGCAACCGATCCGCGACCGCTTCGACGTGGTTCTGGTGCTTGACACCACCGACCCTACAAAAGCGCTGGATCTATTACACGACCTTCGGGCCGAACTGTGGCGGGCGCTGGTGGGTTTCAAGCCCGGCGGCGATTACAGCGGCATCGAGTACGACGGCGGCGAACTGGTTTCCATCAGCAGCAGCCGGGCGCTCTATCGCCTGCATTTTTTTGCCGAGTTCCAGCTAGGCCGCAATCTGCCCGGTCAGCCTGCGGAAAGCTGGCACGAACGTGAACTGGACGCTTTGTCGTCCTTTACCGGGGCCACCGTGCGGGTCGATGCGATCGACCCTGCGGATCCCAATCTGAAACGCCCGGGGCCCGATGGGCGCCTGGAACTGACTTTCTCTGGAGACGTAACCCCATGAGCAAACGCATCACTGTGCTGCCGGCCCCAGGCCGTGTCGTGCCCGACCCGGAAGCGGGCGATCTGTTGCCCTTCGAGGGCCGTGAAGTGCCGGACAACGCCTGGTGGCGTCGACGTCTGGCTGATGGCGATATCACTACCAAAGCCGTGAAAGCGGCAAAACCACAGGGAGCCAAATAATGGCGATCGGATTCAGCAACATCCCCGCGGACATTCGTGTTCCGCTGTTCTACGCCGAGATGGACAATTCGGCAGCCAATAGTGCGTCGTCGGCCATGCGCCGTTTGATCGTCGCTCAGGTCAACGACAACATTGCCCCGACGGATGTTGGCAAGCTGGTACTGGTATCCAGTGTGGCTCTGGCCAAAAGCACTGGTGGCCAAGGCTCCATGCTCGCCTCGATGTATGAGACCTGGCGCAAGACTGACCCGATCGGCGAGATTTGGTGCCTGCCGCTGCACAATGCCGACGGTGCCATCGCCAAAGGTGTGCTGACATTGACTGGCACGGCGACACAAAGCGGTGTGCTCAATCTGTACGTCGGCGGCGTTCGTGTTCAAGCGGCCATCGTCAATGGCGCAACGGCTGCTCAAGCGGCAACGACGCTGGCGCTGAAAATCAATGCCGCTGCCGATCTGCCGGTCAGCGCTGCCGCGGTAGAAGGTGTGGTTACCCTGAGCACAAAGTGGACAGGCGACAGTGGCAACGACATCAGCCTGCAACTCAATCGCCTGGGCAAGACCAATGGCGAAGAAACGCCGGCCGGCCTGACTTCGGCCATCACCGCCATGACCGGCGGCGCGGGTGTTCCGGATCAAGTGGACGCCGTGGCCGCATTGGGCGACGAACCGTTCGAGTTTATCTGCATGCCATGGTCTGACCTGTCGACGCTCAACACTTGGCAAGCGGTCATGGATGACAGCACCGGTCGCTGGTCGTGGGCCAAGCAACTGTTCGGTCACGTTTACAGCGCCAAGCGCGGCACCATCGGTACCCTTGTTGCTGCCGGTCAGGCCCGCAACGATCAGCACATGACCCTTCAGGCGCTGGAGCCGGGCGTTCCGCAGCCGTTCTGGGTTCAAGCCGCCGCATTGGCCGCGCGCACTTCGGTGTTCATCTCTGCCGACGCCAGCCGTCCGACCCAAAGCGGTAGCCTGCCAGGTCTTGACCCCGCGCCTGCGAGCGAGCGTTTTACCCTGACCGAGCGTCAATCGCTGCTCAACTATGGCATTGCCACCGCTTATTACGAAGGCGGCTACGTGCGCATTCAGCGTTCGATTACCACCTACCAGAAGAATGCCTACGGCCAGGCCGACAATTCCTACCTGGACAGCGAAACCATGCACCAGTCGGCGTTCATTGTGCGTCGTCTGCAAAGTGTGATCACCAGCAAATACGGTCGCCACAAACTGGCCTCCGACGGCACCCGTTTCGGCGCCGGCCAGCCCATCGTCACCCCGAGCACTATTCGCGGTGAGCTGATTGCCCAGTACGCCAAGCTCGAACTGGAAGGCCACGTGGAAAACGCCGAGTTGTTCGCCGAGCACCTGATCGTCGAGCGCGACACCCAGGATCCGAGCCGCGTGAACGTGCTGTTCCCACCGGATTACATCAACGGCCTGCGCGTGTTCGCATTGCTCAACCAATTCCGTCTGCAGTACGACGACGCGGCGTGATCGCTGCTTTTGACGGTACAGACTGTGTGAATTCAGCCCACCGCGTGTGGGCTTTTTATTTGAAGGGAGAAACACCATGGGTCAACTGATTGCGGGCACCTGCTACGTCAAAGTGGACGGCGCTCAACTGACCATCAACGGCGGCTGTGAAGCACCATTGATGTCCGTGAAACGGGAAAGCGTCGTACCGGGTTTCTACAAGGAAACCGACATCGCACCGTCGTTCAAAGTGACGGCATTGCATACCGCGGACTTTCCGCTCAAGCAGCTGGTAGCTGGTTCCGACATGACCGTGACGTGCGAATTCAGCAACGGCAAAGTCTACGTACTGGCCGGCGCCTACCTGGTGGAAGAGCCGGTATCCAAAGGCGACGACGCCACCATCGCATTGACATTCGAAGGCATCAAGGGGACCTGGCAATGAGCGGCGCCGTGAAGCTTCAGGTTGCGATCGAAGCTCACGGCGAGCCCCTGACCGAACTCAACCTGCGCCGCCCAACGGTGCAGGAAGTCCGGTCGATCAAGGCGCTGCCGTACAAGATCGACAAGAGCGAAGAGGTCAGCCTCGACATGGACGTCGCGGCCAAATACATCGCGGTGTGCGCCGGCATCCCGCCGTCGTCGGTCAACCAGTTGGACCTGGCTGACCTCAATGCATTGAGCTGGGCTGTCGCGAGTTTTTTCATGAGTGCGGCGTCGGAGCCATCACCGACCTGATTTCAGTCGCCTATGACCTGGCCTGGTTCTGGAAGGTTGACCCCGAACAGATGATGGCCAGGCCTTTGGATGTGCTCCGCGAATCGCTGGAGCACGCGCAACGGATCAATGCGATGCAGCAGGTGCAGTGATGGCAGACATGGAAAAGGAAGATAAAACACCGGTCCAGCTGACGGGGGGCGACGAACTACCCTCCAAGCTCGCCGGCCTTCGAGCGAAGGTCGAGGGCTTCAGAACACATCTTGAACAGACGGGGCTGGGCAAGCTGGACATCAGCGGTGTGTTCAAGGGTGGCAGCGTGATCACGCCCTTCGTGGACGGGATCAAGGCGTCCGCTGCGTTCAAGGGCCAATTGACCGAGGTCAATGAGGCCGCCAAAGGTGTCGATGTGCCGAGCGTACCGACCAGCGCCGCGCAAACCCTGAATGTGTTCAGTCGGTCGATGGAGCAGGTGTCGGTTGCCGCAAACACCGCGTTACAACCTGCCGTCGCGACCGTCACGGCAGGGATTCAGCCGCTGCTCATTGGCTTTGGCCGTCTGCTCAATGACAACCCGAAGCTGGTCGAGGGACTTGCGGCCGGTGCCATTGCGTTTTCGGCAATGCAAACCGCCGTGACCGGCGCGACCCAGGTTTTCGATCTGATGAACATGGTGCTCAAGACCCACCCCATCGTGTTGATTGCCACGGGCATCGCCCTGGCAGCCGGTTTGATCGTGGCCAACTGGAAACCCATTTCGGCGTTCTTCGCCGGACTCTGGCAAAAGATTGCTCCGGTCGTGATGCCCATGGTCGAGTTCTTCAAGACGATGTTCGCCTTCACGCCGCTGGGACAAATCATCAGCCATTGGGGACCGATCACCGCCGTGTTCGCGGCGATCTGGGACGTCATCAAAGCGGTGGCGACACCAATCATTGGTTTTTTCCAGACGCTTTTTTCCTGGTCGCCACTGGGTTTGATCATCAGCAACTGGACGCCGTTGACGGGCCTGTTCTCGGCCATCTGGGATTTACTCAGAGCGCTGTCGGTGCCGGTCATGGACTTTCTGCACGGCCTGTTCGACTGGTCGCCGCGGGAGTTGATCATCGCCGGCTGGGGCGCGGTCACCGAACTGTTTTCCGGGATCTGGGACGGCATCAAGGCCCCGGCACTGGTGATGTACGGCACGCTACGCAGCCTGTTTGACTGGTTTCCGCTGGAAGAGATCAAGCAGCGCTGGGAGCCGATCACCGAATGGTTCAGCCAATGGTGGGACAAGCTGCAAGGCGTCGTCGCGCCGATCAAGGAATTCTTTGCCGGTGGTTTCGGCAGCCTTGTCACCCGTGTGACCGGCAAGGTCGAAGGCCTGACCGAGGCTCAAGAAAAAACCAATGCCGAAGGCAAAGGTAAGTTTGCGCCGGCGTTTTTTGGTGCCGATACCGAGCAACCACAAAGCCTGTCAGTGCTGCCCGGTAATCTGCCGCACAAACCCTCGATGCAGCCTGGTTCCCTGACACAAAACTCCAGCGCCCTGATTCAACAAAGCGCCGCCAACAGTCGCACACAACTCGAAGGCGGCCTGACCGTGCGCTTCGAAAATGCGCCGGCCGGCATGCGCACCGATCAGCCGCAAACCAATCAACCGGCGCTGGCGCTCAATTCGCGCATCGGCTACCGCACACTGT